TCGTGGCAGATCGCAAACCATGGGTGAGCATTAATTATCACCGAGCGAACGAAGCTGCTGCAGCTTCCGGTTACAAATTGATCACTGAACTGCAATGGCTAGCCATCGCGCATAACGCAGTCAATGTTGATGCCAACTGGACAAAAGGCAAGGTCGGCGAAGGCAAGCTATTTCGCGGAATCCGCAAAGGCAATGTATCAAGTGCCCAAGCTGGAAATTTTGAACCAACCGACAAAAAAGAACGCCGCTGGCTAACCCTAAGCAATGGCGAAAAAATCTGTGACATGAATGGCAATGTCTTTTCATGGGTATTCGATAACCTGCATGGCGATGAAAAAGGCGTGATCAACAAACGCTTTGAAGACTCAGACCCATCTCTCACAACAGCACCCTACCCTAGCCTGGAAAAAGGCATGGGGTGGCGACCTGATAGCGGTCGTGATTGGTCCGGCCGTGCGCTCGTTCGAGGCGGCTGCTGGTACTCGGACGACGTTGCCGGCGTGTTCTGTCTCAACCTCGGCTGGCCCGACTACGGCGTCGACGTTGGCTTCCGCTGCACCAAGAGTCTCTAGTCCCTTCTTACCCATCCCGCATGCTGTGTAACGGCAGGCGGGTTTAACAGGAGCGTAAAAATGAATTTAGCAATTTCAGAAAATACCGATATCCGTACTTTACAAACGATTGTTGATGAAGCAAAGGCACTGGGCCTTCGTGTAGTGCATAAGCCAGATCCCAAGCAACGCAAAGTAATCAATATCCGCGAAGCAGCAGAACAGCGCCGCATGCAGATGTGTGTATCTCCGGAGGTGGCTTAATCATGAGCTTCAACCCAATACAACCAATAAGGCCAGAAACTCGACATCCGCTTGATGAAGTTACATCGAGCAGATTTATTTATGATGCGCTGCGCGTAGTAGTCTGCATTTCCATAATCGTGGTTCTTACTTATCTGGCATGCAATTCAGATATTCAGCTGCTTTCCTACCTATGGTATGGCGCAGCATTTGTGCTTGGCTACTTTCTGGCCGTTCTCAGGCACACCAGGCTAATTCAACGCATTAAAGACACTCGTCACTATGTAAAACATCGCCGCTGCAGCTACAAAACTGCATGGGGCTGGTCGGAGTTCACATTATGAAGAAAATTGACCAGACAGAAAGCATAACCATTGCTGTAAATGTTGCTGATTTAGGAGCCCTTGCAGATATTATCTGTGACCGGGACACGGGAAAAGTGCCGCCAACCACGGAGAATATAGGCGCTTGCCATGACTTGATCATAAAAATGATGGGAGAGCATGCTCACAAATATTATGCTGAAGATGACTCAGAAAAGGTTGCTGCATGATCACTGCCTTACTCATTTTCGCCAGCACATTTATCCTGGTATTCGCACTAGGTTTTCAAAGCCTGAATGTAAATAACGGCCACTACAAAGCCGCGTTTTTCACCAGCCTTGCTATTGGCTTGGCTAACTTAGTGCTATTCAAAACAGTACCGCAAGCAGACGAACTTGATATTGCTGCTTATCTAATTGCAGGACCATTTGGTATCACAGCCAGCATGTGGGCGCATAAAAAAGTAATCAAACATAAATCAATAGACAAGCAAATTAACGTTGTATTGAGAGCTGACTTTGGAACAAATCCAGTACCACAAGCCAGAACAATGGCTCAGGTTGTCGCTGACCTGAAGAAAGAAGGCCGCGCATGATCACCCCTCAATTAACCTTAGACATCAATCACGAACTGATTATTGACAACTTCGCCGGTGGCGGTGGTGCATCTACAGGCATCGAGTTTGCGCTTGGTCGTCATGTGGATATCGCAATTAACCACGATGCGAAAGCCATCGCCATGCATACGGCCAATCATCCGCAGACAAAACATTTTTGCGAGTCTGTTTGGGATATCGATCCGCGTGAAGTCACACAAGGCCGTCCAGTTGCTTTGGTATGGCTATCTCCAGATTGCAAACACTTTAGCAAAGCGAAAGGCGGCAAGCCGGTAGAAAAGAAAATACGCGGGCTGGCATGGGTAGCGTTGAGATGGGCAGCATTGCCTAGGGAATCAAGCAAACCTCGCGTCATCATGCTTGAAAACGTGGAGGAATTTGTCACATGGGGGCCTTTGGATTCAGAAGGCAAGCCATGCAAGAAAAACAAAGGCCGCGAATTTAACGCTTTTATTAATGCATTGAAGCGTCAAGGTTACGAGGTTGAATATAAAGAGCGGCGTGCCTGTGACTATGGCACACCTACCATTCGCAAGCGTTTATTTTTAATTGCAAGGTGCGACGGTCAGCCTATTGTATGGCCGGAGCCTACACACTTTGACCCGGTGCTTGAGCAGAAACGCAGTAAGGCACGCGGCGAGAAGTGCCGCCCATTCTGGCGCACAGCTGCGGATTGTATCGACTGGTCTATCCCCTGCCCTAGTATTTTTACGCGCAAAAAGCCGCTGGCAGATGCTACTCAGCGTCGAGTTGCCAAAGGCATCATGAAATATGTTGTTAACTCCGCAAGTCCGTTTGTGGTGACTATGGCTCATGGTGAAGGTGAAGGTAAAACCAAGCGCTGGGGCAGCGGCATAAGAGAGATTGACGCTCCGCTACCAACCGTTACAGCATCAGGTGGCTATAGTTTAGTTACGCCATTTATCAATGAACACGCCAACGCCAGCAATCAACGCAACATGCCAATTGATGAGCCGCTGCGTACTCAATGCGCACAGGTTAAAGGCGGCCACTTCTCAGTAGTTGCACCTAGTTTAGTAGAAATTGGTTACGGTGAGCGTGAAGGTCAACAGCCACGCACTCAGGATATAGAGCGGCCTCTTGGCACAATCGTATCAAGCAGCGTTAAGCATGCCTTGGTAGCGCCTGTCATATCAACTTATTACGGCGAAAAGTCAAAAGGTGAAGTGCGAGGCATCGATCTGGATCAGCCACTACATACGCAAACGACAGAAAACCGTCACGCATTGGTGTCAGCATTTCTGGCAAAAAATTACACCGGCGTGATTGGGTCCGATTTAAACGATCCAATCGGAACAGTGACGTCAATCGATCACCATAGCTTAGTCACCAGTAATATCGTAAAAATGCGTGGTGACAACATTGGTCAAGCCACCGATGAGCCATTGCACACCATTTCAGCCGGCGGCACACACCATGCTGAAGTCCGGGCCTTCTTGGTTAAATACTACGGCACAGATCAGGATCCGCAACTGGGGGAACCGCTACACACCATCACCACAAAAGACCGATTCGGCTTGGTGACAGTTAAAGGCCAGATATACCAAATAGATGATATTGGCTTGCGCATGTTAGCGCCTAAAGAGCTATTCAAAGCGCAGGGATTTCCGGATAACTACATCTTTGAAAAAGGCTTGGTGATTGATCCAGAAACAGGGAAACAAGACTGGATCCATCTCACAAAAACAGAACAAGTGAGAATGGTAGGAAACAGTGTATGCCCTCCTGTAGCAGCTGCTCTCGTTAGTGCCAACCTTGCTGAGTTAATGACAATCAGAAAAGAAGGCCGTGCATGAGTCGTAAACCACGCAAAAAATACAAACCGAAAGAATCCGGTAGCACCAGGAACATTCGCCTGCTTGCCATGAAAGAAGACTTCGACGAGATTGAAACTGTATTCAATCACCTTAAAAACGGTGAAGTTCTCGAGGCCAAAGACCCTAAAAACGGCGAATGGGTACTGATCTACAAAAAGGTAGACGGCACTATCTGCTACCTGCTGAAAGTCGCTACCGAGTGGGTTAACTTCTTTGCAGAACTGGCAGCGCATTACCTGCCGGACTACAACGATAAGCCCATGCGCAAACTGTTAAGCAAACTGACAATCGGGCAAACGCTCGATATGCAAACCGTGCTTGAAGCAGAAAAAGTGCTGGATATACAGCGCAGACTATACCTGATGGCAGATGCAAAAGTGTACAACGCCATCGGCTCAAAAGTGGTTGATGATTTCTATGAATATGACGCACGAGGCACAGAGGTGGCAGCATGAAAACCGTAAAAATAAGCACATGTGAAGCTAGGATAATGCAGGCGTTAAGAGCTGGCCCTATGAACACATCAGAGCTTTTAGACAGATTTCCTGGCGGCCTTAGGATAGCAAGACTAACAAAGCTTGGTTATGTAGAAAATGATACTACAGGCTACAAGTTAACAGAGCTTGGTCGCAGCCTATGCCCATCAAGAAGATCTATTGAAAAAGCTGCTTACCTGCCACCAGCTAACGCCACAGCATCAATGCCAGTAAAACCGACTACCACCAAACCAACCATAAAAGTAGAGGCCGCTATGCCACCACATACCAATGTAGCAAAACAGATCCGCGACATTATTACCGAGCACCCGGGCATTGAGCATAAGGCACTGATTGCAGAAATCACCAACAATTCGACAGATTTTGATGCAACTACAAAAGCGGCAAACATGATCACCTACGTGCTCAAGCAGGGTGGCTTCAAAAAATGCAATGACCACCTAGTTGGATCACTTGAAAAAGTAAAACTCTACTACACAGATGAAGCCTATTTGAAGCGCAATGATAACGCTCAACAACATTTAACAAACCACATTCCAACACTGGCACAGCATCATGAAGCAAAAATGCCAAAACCAAAGAAAGCCCAATCAATGACAAGC